AAAAACAAATGTGCCAGCCACATCCATATCAGCTAATGTCGTTTCTTTCGTCTTTACCCAACTAACCCACTGTCGTCCTAAACTGTCCACCTGTGTCTGTGGCAAGCCCCTAACTTTAATTTCTTCTATGCCAGCTTGATTGCCCTTGATAATAAATGTGTCTGCCCCTACTAAGGTTTTTAAGACTTGTGTACCGAAACTCGGAATCCACCCATCGGGTGTTTGTAAGAGTAAGGGTAAACGTCTGACAAGATTATCGACATCGACTTTGGCTGACACCATGCCCTCTAAGGTGACATCAGCAATCTCAGGAATATTGGGTAAGTAACCATCTAAGGGTATGCCATTGGACAGCTCACCCAACATGACTGTGCCGACTGGTTCAGGATACAGTCCATTGTCGTATTCAAAGGTAGCGACCACTGTGGGTATATCAGATTTTAAGTAGTTAATAAATACAGGGTCGCCACCAAATCGGTCTGCATCGACAAAACTGATAACCCATCCTACACCAATCGCACCTTTGTCAACAAGGTCTTGTTGTATTTGTGCCAAGCGTTGTCGTGGGAAAGGATAACCACCTTCTGCTCTGACATCCTCTTCGGTGATATTTAAGATAGTAAAGTAACCAGATGGTTCTTGCTTCTTAACTAAGCTATCAAAAGTTTTTAGTTTTAGTATTTCTAAAGCAGGTAATTGCAGAGCTAATGGCATAGCTAACAGAGTAGTGACCAACAAACCTAATCTAATCATCCTTCTTGTTTAATAGTAATAGTTGACGATGAACCATTGTTTATCTTAACAGTATTTGATACCCCATCTTGGATAAAGATAACTGTGTAGGATTCATCAGCGTTAACCACAACCTGTGCTGACTGATTGACTGTCCTGATAAGCTGTAATTCTGTACCTTGTAGGATGGTTGTGATTTGTGTTTCAGAATCTTGCCCAAGACTTGTCCCCACGATATCCACACCATCAATGACGTTAGCCAGCACATCAGCTTCTTCTGTATCTAAGATATCCAAGACATCAAGCAAATCTTCTAAGAAGTTAACATCAAGATAGTCGATGTCTAATTCACTAAAGTCTAAATCTTCTTCAACTAACAAATCTTCTTGTAAATAATCGATATCTAAATCGTTAAAAGCTAGCACATCGTTCTGTTGTGTTTGTTCTTCTTCACTGACTATAGCTTTTTCTTCAGGTGGCGAAACAATGAGCATATTGTCAATAAAATCTAAGGTGATATCTAAAGTGACAGGTTTAGTAGGGCTAGCTTCGTAGACATTAGTAGTTGTGGCTTGATAGGGTCTGTCGAGTGTCACTTGTCCCATAGCTGTTGACACCACTATCTCGCCACTAGGGTCGCCAAATTCATCGGGTAACAAGATAATTAGACTTCTGCCTGTCTCATCTACTGTGACTGTAAAATCTGTCCCTCTGACAGCGATATCGGCTGTTGGTGTCTTAAGGTCTATGTTGTTTTTATTTAGATTACCTGAGACAAATCTAATAGTGCCACTGGCAAACTTAAGTGCCATTTTAGAATTATTGGGATTAGGGTCGTAGATATATTCATCGATGACTAACTTAGAATGTTCTGTGAGCCTAACAATAGAATCATCTAAAAAGGTAATAGCAATGCGACCAGCTCTAGTACGCACATCATCGTAAGAGTTGATGTCAAAATCTAAGACTGCTGGATAAGGCTCATCTCTGAGTATCTGTCCATAACCTTTAAGTTCTGAAATGTCGCCTATTGGTTCAGCATGAAGTGGATGTGCCACCATCATTCTGAACAATACAAATAGTGCTGTTAGAAGTGTTGCTCTCAATCTTTATCCAGTCCCTTGCCAATGTTGATGATTGGGTGATGTTGTAAGTATTGTTAGAGCCAGTCAGGTCAAGATAGAAATAACCAGAATCAGATGCAGATGTCCCTGCGTAACCACTGCCTGCGAATGTTAGTTCGTTGCTATCGCCAAAGATATCAACATAGTTAGTAGCGTTTTCATAGTCAATGTCGAAGTTAAACTCATTACTATCGCCATCAATAATCCAATCCAAATCAAGATAATCAGCGTTAGAGTTTTCTGCAATATTAACATCGAAAGTATTGCTTGAGCCTGTCACTTGCACATTAAGATTAGCGTAGTCAGCCGAATACAATGCCCCACTGTTAAGCAACATATCGTAGACGTTGCTATCGCCATCGAAGTTGAAATAAGCAGTGACATTATCTGAATCTATGCCATCTGACCTGAAGATGTTGCTACTACCTATTTGATTGATAGTCAGTGTCATATCAATACCATCTAAGTCTAAAGCTGTCATAGAACCTGAACTAGCAGATGTACCACCGATAAGGTTACCTGAACCAAGCTGTTCTAGTTTGATAGTTGCCCCATTGCCTGTTTGATTGATAAAGATTTCATCGTCAGCAAAAGTGCTTAGTGCTAGTAGTAAAAGTAAGAAACGCATCATTATTCTCTAAAAGACCAATAACCCTTTGCTTCTCCTTGACCTATGATGTTTACAATACCAATTTCGATAGCTGATTGCAATGCGATTGATTTGGATTCGTTCATAGCATTGCCACTTTCAAACTCAACTAATTTTGTGCCATTAGCTATATATCTAAAAAAGTCATTAGACAAACCAACCGATAAGATTGTTTTAGTAGTTAAGTTTTCCATCAATATTTCACCTGTACTGACAGAGACTAACCTAATAGAAACAACAACTGTATCTTCACGATATTGCTTAGAGTTACCAATGCCGAGATATCTAGCTCCCATACCCCCTGTTAAGAGATTAGTGTTGTAATCAACCACACCACCCTCAACGATGATACCTGCAAAGAGCAAGGGTAGTTGTTCTGTTGCATCATCAAATTTATCTCTGGTTGACCTGATGATTTGTCGTTCTCTGGTTAAATGGTCTATGCCTACTCTTTCGACCACACGAAAAAACCCTGATTGTTTTAAGGCACGTATGAGATAGGTTTCTGGTGCTTGAGTGAGGGCTGAACTAAAACTAGCATAACCATCAATAGATTTTCTTTGCCCTGTTAAATCTTGAAACTTATAAACAGCAACAATGGGTTGCACATTTGCTTTCGGGACATTTTTTATTTCATCTGTAATAGGTTCATTAATAAAAGCGTTTTTAGAAAAACACTCCATCTTATCTATTAATGCAACAACATCTTTATAATCACTATCAGGATTACTAAGGCAAGGTGAGATGTATGCAAAGTGTGTCGTACAACTAGAAACCAAAGTCCCCAATAGGAATAGTGATAGTAGTTGTTTCGCCAGTTGCTTCATTGAATATAGTCATTGTAATGCTTATCCCATCTGAATACCAAGTGATGATATTTTCAAACAAAGTAAACGACCCTTCGGTGGCTGGATTCTCACCGAAGAGCTGGTCAACTAATTGTCGTGACAGTTGGGCATAAACCCTAGATTCAAAGTTTTTAAGAAAGCGTGCTAATGTTGTGTTTTCGGCATCTCGTTCTAGCTCATCTTGCATGGCTTGTATTTCTGCTCGCACTGCTTCTGCTCTGGTGTATTCTTGATTCTCAATAGTTAGGTAATGACTAGATGTGCCAACCCCACTAAAAGAAGGTGATTTGAATTGAAACTTTATTTCGTCAGCGAAGATGGGGAGCATCAAGATTGGGATTAAGTATAGAACGCACCCCACCCTCTTACGCTTGTTAAAGTAATATTCGTGTAGGTCGTATGAATATCCTCTGTCTTTAGTCTTTTCTTTGGTCATCTCTATCTGCCTTTGCTATCTTGTTGGTGTCTATTAGCTGTGGGACACCTAACATAGTTTTTATCATCGTATCTTGTCTGATGATTTCGTTATCTAAGCTACGCACTCTATCTATTAATGCTACCAAGATACCATGCTGCGAATCAAGTTTAGTGCCGAGCCTTTGTTCCATCGCACTGATTTGTTCAGCTACTTTTTCATCAACAACATCTAGTTTATTCTCCATGCCATCGACAATACGCATGATAAGTTGATAGATAAACCAACCTAAACCTAGTGCTGCTGCAATAGGAAAACCGACTTGTTGAATGATAGTTACGATATTTTCCATCTAATTATTATAGAAGGTGGGCTGATAAAAGGAAAATATGAAAAGGGTAACTAAGGAGATTCCAAAAATTTACCAGCCCTATATAAACACTAACAGTATAGCAACTAATGTGGTAGCTAAGAAGCCAGTGGTGGCATAAATAGCCACATCTATCTTGCTGTTAAGAGCTTTGATATCTTCTTTGAGTTCTTGCAGTGTTGTGAACACTGTCTTGGATTGTTCGTGACATTGGGCTAAATGTTCCTTCAAATCTGAATTGACTTGTGTAACAGTAGCCCTTGCCATCTTAGTCCTCTGCTGCTTCAGCAGGCATTTCGCCTTGCTCAGAAGGCTGTGCTGTTTGTTGCATTTGTGCAAGGACAGCATTAGATTCGCTATCAACCACTTTGCTTGACCAGTATCTAACTAGTCCGTTTAGTGCATTAATAACAGCATCTTTTTCTTGCAACTTAGCTTGTAATTCTTCTACGCTAGGTGCTTTATTTTCTTCTTTTGCCACTTTTCACCCCTTTTCTTAATGAAAGATAATCTACAAAATCATATACCTTTTTATTCCAATCTGCTTTGGGTTCTGGGTATATGCGTATTAAAACATTAGCTAATCCAACGAAAGCTAATAAATAAAGTAATAAGTCTAATAACCACATGAGAAAAATTATAACCTATCTTATGTCGGTATAGGTAACATTATCAAAAACTGATGAAGCGTATTCCTTGAGGTCTAAGCGTAAAGCTAAATAATTATCGCCAACAAACTCAAAATTCATAGCTGTAATCTCAAAGTCTTTGCCTGAATAACCTACTCTATCGTTATCTAAATTAATAACATCGCCAACTTGATAAGCTAGAAATTCCAATGGCACAAGCACAGAAGTAGTCACTTCTTGACGTGAATATTTAAGAGCTATCTCGGCTAATCTTTGTGCTGTAAATTTAGAAGTCGTTAGTGGAAAGGAAAGATTCATAAAGCGTTCAAAGTTAGGTGACGATTCTTCATCAGGGGTATCAGCATTTAAGAAGGTTGTGTTCTTGACAGGTGTTATTTCAGCAGCTTTGTAATCATCAGTGTCTTGTCTTTGAAAAGTAGCCTTAACACCATTAAATCTTTCGTTGCCCGATTGCTTCATGCTAATTTGTAATGGGGCAAGAATCTTATCATCAGTAATTGTGCCTGCTGCTGTCCGAGCTTTACCAACGAATAGATTGAATTTGCCATTGTTGTAACCTAGTTGCCCAGCACAAGCCGATAACATATTTTCTAAGATACTTTGTGGTTCTGCTGTCGCATCGAATTGTCCGTTAAGAGCAAACCTATTTTCTGTCCCACCTGTTACACTAATAGAATCTTCGCAATCATCGGCTGCTTGTTTGAAGCCTGCACCTGTTGTGGCATCATTAATTTCATCGTTACTAGCACCAAAACCATAAACAGTGTCTTTGAGATAATCACGAATTATTAAAGCAGGATTGTCAGAGTAAGTCGTGTTGGTAGCATGAACTCTAGGGTCGACCACCTTTTTACCTTTGACTTCAAAGCTAAATGTTGGGTAAGCAGCAAACTTATCAGTATCATGAACACACCCAACATAAATATAAGCTATGCCTTGTAGCTTGTGGTTGGTTGTCCAATCAGTACCACCAATACCATTAATCTCATTTTGCACATCGGTATTAACAGCAGTCTGGTCACCTTTCTCGAAGATAATCTTTATTAAACCACCTGCTGTGTTGTATTTGTAAGTATTGGATGAATTCACGAAAGTGCTTTTGTTGACAATATATATACCACTACCTGATGCAGTTTCAGTAAAGTCAGTGCTAATATCTAGCTCAACCAAACCCTTACCAGCATTGATATACATTTTAGTGATATCTTCTATTTCATGTCCTGCTAGGGCTATAACATTGTGCAATCTATTTTCGTTTGTCCCTGAAGTTCTTTGGTACACAACAACACCACCCACCCTAGTCTGTCCATACACCATGTGTCGGGCTGCAATAGGATTTTTAACTGCGTTTTTAAAACCAATATTTTTTATTGCAGAATTTTCATCGCCTTTAGATGTGATGTAGCTTAAGCCCATCAATAAAAAATTGCCAAGAACTTTTTCTCGCCAAAATTTTGCACCAAACAAACCTTTAAAACTACCTGCTGTTAATGCTTGTATGCCTGTCGCTAGTGCTGCTGCTACTACTGCTGCTTTTAATATTTTCTTAAACATGATTAATAATGTGGTGTTGCCCCTCCATCATCGCCACCTGTAGCACCAGCTCCACCTGTACCACCACCAAATGTTTCACCCCAGAAAAGCTGCTGTTCTTGTATCTCTGGCACAAACTCTAAGCCTTTGTCGCCTGTGTATAAATACTCTTGTGTCTCAGGAGTGTACAATAAATTTTTTGGTCTAGTTAAGTCGACTAACTTATTCTCACAACTAAAGATAATGCTAAAGCTATCGCCATCAGTGATAGTGATACCATCGATACGACCTTTGAATAAAATAACATTTTCTATCTCAGCCATAGTGTCAGGATGAAAGAAAAACAAACGCAAAGTAACTAATCTATTTTGCATATTTTCCGTTGTTACTGCATCGTAGACTTCAGCAGATAAGCCACTGATACTGATAGTTAGGTTAGTAGATTGCAATTCTTTGCTTTCTTCAATATTGGATATAGATAACAATTCACCTGCACCAGTGTAAGTGTTGTTGTCTGAATCAGTAAAATCACCGATGCCTGTCC